ATGCAAATTATTGGACGGATTGAATTAAAAGGAGAACGTCAACTTTACGTTTACTTGCAAGGACACAGGGATTTAACAATCAATCTAAAAGGCTCAATTTAGAAAGGCGGTGTGAAATGACTGCCAAAAATCAGAATTTCGAAATGGTAGCAGGGGACAGCCATATAATAGTTGTCCCTGTTAATTTTGATTTAGCCGGGGCATTGGCTATTAAGTGGGCTGTAAAAAAATCAGTTTCTAGTACGGAAAGACCTATTTATAAGGAGTTATCGTCTGGAATTACTGTCACCCAAACAGGGGAAACAGCTAGTGAATTTCAGATTACCTTGAATCCTTCAGACACTGCAACGCTAAAAGGTGATTACTATCATGAAGCAGAGGTCACGGATGCGCAGAATAATGTGAGTACAGTAATGATAGGACGAATTTCGATCCAGTTAAGCGGAGTTTAAAACCCGAACAAACAGGTCTTTGACCGAATTTTAAGCACTACATATTGCGTGTGGTGCTTTTGTTTTTGTCTATATTTAGAAAGTTGGTGAGGCGGTGGAGGATTCTCTAATTAAATTCTTCGAAACGCAGGGACCGTGGGCGACATTATTTGTCGCTCTTTTAGTTTACGTAATGAAAACGAACAAAGATCGAGAGGCTGCACAGAAAGAAGAGAGTCGATTAAGAGAAGACCGTCTTATGGCCCACGTCGAAAAGACTACAGATACATTAAATGACATCCGCGATAGTTTACGCGATCTCCGCAGCGAGGTCGATGATATTAAACTCGAAATTAGGAAGTGACATCATGGAATTAAAATGGATTGGATCGCCAAACTTCGGTAAAGGGCGTAACGGATACAAGCCGTTAGCGATCGTCAATCATATCATGTGCGGAACATTGGACGGAACTGATTCTTGGTTTAAGAATACAGCGTCAGGCGTATCGGCACACTTCGGAGTCGGTCGCGATGGCTCCGTACACCAATACGTTCTCGAAGAAGATACGGCATGGGCCAACGGTAGAAAAGACACGCCGGATGCCGCATGGCTTGCCAACTTTCCCGCTGTTAATCCGAATTACTGGACGATTTCGATTGAACACGAAGGCTATCCGAATCAGGAGTTAACACCGGAGCAGAAGGCGGCCACTATCGAATTACACAAATATCTCGTCGACAAGTGGAATATACCGGTTGATGACGTGCATATAACCGGTCATTTCAGGATAGACAGCGTATCTCGCTCCGATTGTCCTGGTCCGCATTTTCCGTGGGCAGACATATTCAATGCGCTAAAGCCAGCGCCAGTAGTAGAGGAGGAAAAAGAAGTGAGCGATTATAAACCGATTCCAGTACCGGATTGGGCGAAAGCAACGATTGATAAACTGGTTGCAAAAGGTAAATTAACAGATCCGACCGGAGATTACTCGTTTTATCGTGTGCTAGTGATTCTCGACCGATTCGGATTATTCGATAAGTAGGAGGTAACGAAATGTTAACGAAAATGCAGAAGGTGGCGTTTTGGGTTGCGATACTTGGCGCAGGTAAACTCGTTGCGCAGATCGCCGGGTATGAGATTCCGGACCAAATGATTAACGATGTTGCGAACGGATTGGCTGCGATTGCTTCCGTAGTTGGTATCGTTTTGGATCATGGTGCGGATAATAATACCACATCATAGATTACACTCCATATAAAAACGCCCTCCGACGGATTGACTCCGAAAGAGGGCGCTTATTTTAATTTTTACCGTAAGTATTTCCGATTACAGCTACCTCAGTGGTCTTACCTCCGAGTTTGTTCGGAGCTTCTACGAGACCTACAGCATACCCGAATATCGTTACTGAATCTCCGATTTTTACGTCTCCGCTAGAAACAGATAGCATTGAATCTATAATTGCACCGTCGTTTGCTATCAGCACGATCTCACACGCTTTACCTCCCATAGCAGTAACTTGCTCGCTTCCTGGAGGAAAGTCCTGTACGACAGCAACCTTGCCTGTAACTTTTAACGGCTTACCGTAATAATCCCACGGAGCTTTTTGAACGGAAATAGGAGCAGGAGCCTCTGCTGTTTTCGTTATATCTCCGTTTACTTTTAACAATTTTATTGCCAGCGGGATGTTACTGTTTGATTCAATGTACATATCTTTTGTATTCCACTTAGGATTTTTCGCATCTTCCTCTGCTTTAGCTTTAGCTGCGGCCTCCTGCTCAACCTTTTTCTTCGCTTCCTCTTCGGCTTTTTTCTTTACATCTTCGTCATTTTGCTTATTATTAGTTTCTGTTTTAACGTTAGTTGATGTAGCTGTTGCAGTTTCTTTTGTTGAAGATGTTCCGCAAGCAGTTAGAAGTATAGAAAGTAAACCAACAACTACTAAGGACCTATACGAAAATTTAACCAAATTAAATCCCCTCCGATTTCTGTATAGGGAAATATTACCACACTTTTACAATATTCACTATCCAGTTATGTATTCCGCAAATTTATCGTTAGTACTTCGTTATATACTCCAGAAATCATCGTAACCAACCCTTTTACCAGTAAGATCGCGCAAGGCTTTTATAATTTTATTGGCCGTTCTCGATTGTACTCCAAACGCATCTCCTGCGCAAAGCCTTGTTATTGTAGGGCGGCTAACTCCGCTTGCATTCGCTAAATCCTCTTGAGTGATGCGGTTATCATCCATAAATTTACCCAATTTAGATCTCGGCTTACCTAATCCAAACACAATTATTCCTCCTAATGCTTTTACCTCACATCCTGTCCAAAAAATAAAATTCTCAAACATTGTCAAAAAACTTAGCAACAAGTACAGGCGTACGCCCATATAGATATAACAAGTAACGCAGTAACCGAATTAATCGCTTAACGGTTGACTCATTACCTCGGTTACTAAAGGAGGGAATCGTATGAAGGAGAAGAAAGTGCGTGTTAACTCGTCATATACGAAGGGTGTTCACGAAAAGTTAGATCGTTTAGCAACGGCATGTGGCACAACAAAAACGGAACTGGCGGCATACCTCGTAGAGTTTTGCTTGAATAACGAAAGTGTCGTTAAGTACGTGCAGGAAGAGTTCAAGGATACGGCAAGATTTCGCTTGATTCCTTCGAAGGTTGACGGGGAGATTACGTATATTATAGCGGAGAAAAAGGCGGCAAATCAGTAATGTATAGCTTTATAAGGATCGTAGTATTGTTAATTTTCCTTCCATATAAAACGGAAGAGGAGTATTTACGCAAATAAAAAACCGCTTAGTAACTGAGTTACTAAGCGGTCGTTTCCTAAGGGTAGAGTATGGCTAAGTAGCCGTCAGTGTATTTCTGACAGCTTATGCACGACATCTTAGAAAAATGCACGTCTAGGAGGAATTTCCGTGAAAAAAGTACAAAAAATTTCGTTTGTGAATTTTGTTCAACGGAATTACGTTAACGAAAGTTTTATCAAGAAAGCAAAGCGCCACATTGCGCAGAATAAATCTTTCTATATTACAGTCGGAGGATATGTCGTTATCTTTCTTCTTACCGGAATCGACTCGGTTGACGCAGCTACGGGAATTGACGTAGGCGCACGTAAAATGTACAAAAAAGTTTGCGATATTGGAAAATGGGCCATCGTGGTTAAAGGCGGAATCGATGTCGTTAATACGGTACTATCTGGCGATATGACTTCGTTAAAGACAAAAATACTATCGTATGTTGTAGCGTTCATATCTTTGTTAGGTCTTCCGTGGTTACTTGATCAAGTAGAAATTATGTTTAACGAGGCGAATTAAAATGAAATTTGTAGTTACTTCTATGTTTGGAGCGCTGGAGGAGCTTCGTAGCGGAGTCAAACACACTGGCTACGATTTGGCAATGCCGAAGGGAACAACACTCCGAACCATATCGGACGGAGTAGTTGAAAGAGTAACTTCGTACGGCAGTAAGAACATTGGGAACGGAGTTATTATTCGCACAGAAGACGGCTCAACGCACATATTCGGACATATGGATAAAGTTACCGTAAAACCTGGGCAGCATATTCATAGCGGGGACGTAATTGGAACGAGCGGAAATAGCGGTAATGTTTTCTCAAGTAACGGAGGAGACGGAGCACATCTTCACTTCGGAGTATGGAAAGATGGGCAATTCGTAGACCCGGCGAATGTTATCGAAAAGGTTGACGCCTATGCTGGGAATACTTTTCACTTATTTCAAGGTCACGGATTACTTACGAATCTAATCACGGGACGTATCAAGGAGCAAGCGAAGGAAACAACGCAAGAGGCGATTAGCGGCGTATTAGAAGCGCTAGGCGAGGCTGCAGTCGAACTAAGTTACTCGACCGCTTTAATTGGCGGAGGAATCCTTATACTACTTAAAATGGTAGGGTTCGAGCATAGATGGCTTAAGCCGGGAGTACTGGTATTAGCGCATGTATTAATTAAATTCTTATTAGGCGGGATTTTATGAAAAGCATCAAACTAAGCGATTATTTTAAAATAGTGAAACCACAATATGTTTATCTAAAACTCACTCCCAATAATTCTATCCGCAATCAATCCTCACATAAACTCGCGAAAACAATCTCCGCAATGTATCGAAATATTATCCAGATGATTAAAATTGACGAAAGGAAAATCGTTAAAGTTTTAGGAAAAACCTTAAGAGTATGGACGAAAGGGAGTCTTCAGCAGGTCGCAAAGGTATCGTATTTCATTTACATGGAAAAGCAGAAAGTCGAGTTTTACTTTATCGTGCCATCCCAATATCTAAACGTAATAAAAGAGAAGATGGGCGATGTTTGGTCTAATGTAACGATTGATGAAGTAAAAGAAATACCGACATTTAGCGAATCAGCAACGAAGTATCAAATGGTATATAAAAAGGAGGATGCGCTGAGTCTCGCCACTAATCGAACTAATAACGAGCTTCTAAATAGTAACCTCAACGTAATCGACGTATTAGAACAAGGCGATAAAGTCGGCATATTCTACAACTTTATCCCGATTACACAGTTCGGATGGGCCAGCGAATACCGTCATACGATAAATAAAATTAAAGCACGTATGCCCGTAGACCGCGACAAAACTGGCGTTAATTATCTACTGAAGCAAGCGTTCAACTTCGTATACTCAATAGTTGACGGGTTCTTTGTCAGTGTATCTGATAAGAGGGATGATGGCAAAGCGTTGCTTGGTAAAATTGAAACGGTACTGGATCGTGTAAACGGTGGTAATCAAGTCAGGTCGTCAACAGAACGAAAGGTTCACGCCACTATTATCGGTACTCAAATAGCGGTATTATCCGAAAGTCAAGACGAATTAAAGGAATGGAATAATGCGCAATCATTGGTCAACAGTTTCCAAGCGGTTGCTGACGATAACGAGTTAGTAGCGAAGCCACTCCGCAAGCATTTCAAGCCGACACAATATAATATAGGCGCTCAAATAAACAAGGTAGGAGATGAAGAGGCGCAGAACTTTCTATCGTTGCCAGGGCGTGAAATACTAGAGCATCATAACTGTATCGAAAAAATAGAAACGCAGGAGATTCAGATTCCGGAGGACTTACGAGAGGGTGATATACGAGTCGGGGTAAATACGTTCCGGGGGAATAAGCAAGAAGCTTTCTTGTCAAGCGATAAAGAATACAAGAATCTGACTACCGTTCTAGTCGGACCTAACCGCGCGGGAAAATCTACTCTTATCGGGAATATGGCGCATGACGCTGTTAAAGCAGGGGAATGTGTTGTACTGTTCGATTTTATACGTAACTGCGAACTAAGCCAAGAAATAGCGGATACCTTCCCAAAAGATAAAGTTTTGAATATCGAATGTGGCGACTTCGACAATATTCAAGGGCTTGGGTACAATGAAATACGACATTCAAGCGATCCATTCGTTAGATGGGAAAATGCGAAGGTTCAAAGTACGCTGCTTCAAACATTAATTAACTCTATTAACGCTGACGATATGCGACTATCATCCAAGATGCAGCGCTATCTAACAAGTGCCAGTCTTGCAGTATTTTTACAAGGTGGAAGTATTCGAGATGTATTTAAAGTTCTACAAAAACACGAAGTCAGACATGAATATTTGTGGAAGATTCCAAAGCAACAGTTGGAGCGAATGGAAGAGTACATCGAGTACCTTCATGAATTAGATGATTGTGACAAGGACGGAAAAATTGTAGATACAAAAGATCATTTAATAACGGGGATAATTGATAGGTTAACGAAGCTAAAGGTTAATACTTTTATGGAGTTGATGCTCAATGAGACTACCGAAAATAATATTGATTTAGTGGAGGAATTGGAGAAGAATCAGTTAATTTGTCTAAAGATGCCAGAAACAATGTTCCCTACGGATGCCGAGCGAGACCTTTACACGACATACTGGTTAACGAAAATATGGTGCGCTATGCAAGTGAGGAGCAAATTGATACCAGATCGAAATAAATTGAAGAAGGTTAATCTTGTTATCGATGAGTTGTACCAAGTCCGTAATACAGAGAAATTTCTAAAAGACATAATAAGTCGCTTGCCCAAGTTTGCGCTTAAACCGATTATATCATGTCATTACCTGAATCAAATTCATCAGATTTTAGATGAATTACGCGAGGGATCTAGTCCGAATTATATGTTGATAAGCGGATGTAACAAAAAGAACTTTACCGAATTAAAAGATGAATTATATCCGTTCCAAGTAACCGACCTGCTTGATTTACCGCGCTATCATTCGATGAATCTAATCAAGTGCAAACAAGGGTATGCGCGATTTATTACGAAACTTCCTCCGCCAGTAAGCGATATGAAACAGCCTAATGAATCCGATGATACAGAATGTAAAACGGTTAGTGAGTTACCAATAACTGCGGGTTTAAATTCTGGCGAACATGGGGCATAATACGGGTATAACTGCAGGAGTAAACGGAGTCTGTCGGATAAGCAAACGGTAAGCAAACGTTGATATTTCGGGATTTATCGAAGCTCAGTCGTAAACACCGAGTTTCCTAAACTGTGAGTCGGATGTTCGAGTCATCTCGGGGCCGCCATCGCTTTAAAAAGGCGTAATATCAGCGTTTGTCTGACCGTTAAGCATATCGTAAGCACCCACAGTTTATCGAAGATATTATCGTAGACTGTCGGACATAAACCGCATAGACTGTGTGTTATCCGCCTCCTGCAAATATTGTTAGGAGGTTTTGTTATGTCCGTAGAAACAGGCGCAGAGAAACGTAAAGGGAAGAAGACTATCGGAGTGAGGGGAACTACTGTTAACGCCCAATCAACCGCTCTCGCATCGTTACAGCTATCGTATACATTAACGGACGCTTTCGATTTGTATGTTCGTGTTAAAGAATCGGAAAATGTCAAAGATCGGACCAAGCGGGAATATTTCGTCCAGTTCCGCTATTTTACAGACTGGCTAGGCGAGTTCCATTCGAAAGCAAATAATGTCAGCGATATAAGCACCGATATGATCCGTGAGTACATCGCTTATCTTGCGAAGGACAAGCCCCGTTTCGAAGGGAACCCGTATGCATCCGATGATCGTAAGCAAGGTCACGGAGTGTCTCCTTACACGGTCAACATTCGCATTCGCTTTCTTAAAGCGTTCTTTAACGTTTTGGTAGCGGAGGGAATAATCAAGAGGAGTCCTGCGGAAAATATAAAACTGATGAAGGTCGATGAGGATACGAAGGAACCGTTAAACGAGGACGATATTCGCATTCTACTTCAGCAACCGGATCAGCGGTTATTTGCTCAATTCCGGGATTATGCAATGATGTTACTCATGGTTGATACTGGCATGCGGATTAACGAAATCTGCTCGCTTGAGATCCAGGATATTGACTTTAAGTCACGGTGTATTAACTTACCGGCTGCTAAAAATAAAAACCGTAAGATGCGTATAATACCGATCTCTAATGAAGTTGTACGAACATTAACCGAAGTAATTCAAGAGGTACGCGAGCACTTCGATGTTACGCATGTGTTCGTGAGTAACTTTGGAGAGCCGTTAAATATCGATTCATTCCGTAAAAGTTTATATAATTACGCCAGGAAAGCTCGAATCAATAAACCTGTGTCTCCGCATGCCTTCCGACATTTCTATGCGAAACAGTCCGCATTGAACGGGATGGACATATTTACGTTGCAAAGAACGCTGGGACATGCGGATATATCGACGACTAGAAAATACGTCCAACTAGAAACCGAGGACTTAATTCGTCAACATAACCTGTTTAGTCCACTTCAAAGAATTATAAAACGTAAATAAATAGAGCCTAACGATGTTGTCTGGATCATTCCGATCAATCTTCGTTAGGCTTTTTCTTGTTGTATTTTTGGATAAAATCGTTAACTATGCTTGTCCATTCGTCAAGCGCTTCTTCGTTATTCTTGAGAATGCTATAAATCGTCTTACCAATGTGATTATTGGAGTCCTGTCGAGATAATTCCGCAAATATACGTTCCTTGTCAGCGCTTAAACTAACGTCGATTTGCACGTCTGAAATGTTGTAAGCACGTATATACTCTTGCACCAATGAAGGATCATTATAAACCTCAGATAGTTTTACGATTGTTTCTAATGACGGATTTTTTCTTCCGCTTTCAATATCGTAAATGAATGTCCGGTTAAGCGAAGCTTTGCGAGCCACATCCGCAGCAGACATTTTCTTTTTTTCTCTTGTTTCGCGCAACCTCATACGAAAAGCGTCCACACTAACAACTCCTCGTCCCGTTGGATATCTTTTCCTTTATTATACGACTAATGTCCTAGTGATTAAATAGCGAAGTTTGGCGAATGAATATTTTTAAGTGATTTTTCGGACAAAAATAATTCTTCCGGGTATAACTTCTATAGAAAGACAAAAGGAGGTGACAAAGATGGCGGAACAAAATCTCGTTTCAGTCGAAATCCAGAACGAGCACTCAGTAACAACCGGACAACGTGAGACACGCATCTTCGTTAAGATGTACGTTGACGCAGTTCATTCTGGGTTGATTGCTGATATGGGCGCAGATAATTGGCAGACTCTTTGCGTAATCGCTGCGTTCATGAATGAGAAAGGCGAATGCTATCCAACTCAGGATCTCGTTGCAACGCGTTTAGGTATCGCTAGGGAAACCGCAAACAGACGTATTCAAAAGCTATTGAGATACCGTTGGAAGGATAAGCCGTTAATTGCTGTTAATAAGATCAAAAGCCCTAGCGGTAAAGAGTGGATGAAAAACACTTATACAGTATATCCGATTAGTTGTTTTTCTATATTTAGTGACGAAAAGATCACTACTTAGACGTCACAACGTAAACGTCACACTAACTATAACTAATTATAACAAGAACTAATAT